AAAAGTTTATTATATTCTTTAATAAATATACTAAATAGTAAAAAAGTGTTTTTTACCTAACTTTTAGCAAAAAAAAATCGGGTATTAACCCGATTTATATTTGTTTTAAGACCTTATTTATTCGTAAACCTCATCAATTTTACTTTCAACACACGCTGTGATTCTCCAGTCGTAAACAAAGTCTTTAAATTTTTCAGTTACTTTTGATTCTACATCAGTGACATTATAACCTTTTACTAACTTTTCTTCTCTAATTTTTTTAATCTTACCTGAGTTTTCATCAATTAAGTCATACTGAACTTTTGCTACAAAATATTTTTCGTCCATTTTATTTTTTTGTTTAAATTAATATCCTAAATAATCGGTTAATTTTTTCATTAAGTCAACACTTTTACCTAAACCACCATCAATTCTTGGTTCTTGAGCTCTAAGATTAGTTTCCTCTTCAATATTTTCTTCATAGTTATTTCTGTCGTCTTTATTTAAGAATAAATAAGCCCCAGGTGTGGAAGGCGATGAAACCAAGTCAAAACAGATTAATTCAAAATCATCTTGTACTTCATTTCTTTCTCCTTTTTTAACAAGGGAACCTACACCACGAGAAGAAACACCCATAGTAACCCCTTGTCTCATTAAGTTAGCGGCTTGGTCACCAGGACATGATACAACACCTCTTTCATGAAAACCTGGTGAGGTTAATAATTTTATTTTACCCATAAGTGTATTACCTTCCCACCATACATCCGTTATTAAATGAGATACTCTATCTAAATCTATTAAAGATGACTCAGGGTGGTTAAGTTCGGATATTGATAATCCTTTTTCGATTGCTTTTTTATAAACGTCAGCTTCTCTACGTAAAATTTTTTCAGGATATACTCTTCCGTTTCTATTGGGTGTGTCGTACTTTTGTAAAGTAGCATAAAACTCAAAGGGTTTACTATGGTCTAGCTGTCCATACGATTCTTTTATAATTTGAGCGTTACGACTGTCGTTCGGGTTAATTGTTCCAGCATCCCATTCTACTAAAATACCTTTTCCGATATCGGTTGGTCCTAAAATTTTCATAATCTTTTACTATAAATATGTCAGACCAACTCTTTTGTCTTTTTTGTTTTGTGTATAATAAAATATTTCGTATTCATTATATTTTCTATATAAATTGAAGATATGATTTCTTTTATTTCTTTTTTTAAATCCTTTGATTTAAAATCAAATGTACTTTTCAAGTATAACGTTATTTCTAAATTCATAAAACTTCGTTTACCTGTTTGTATACCCGAACTTCTTAAATCTAAGTCTACGATATAATATGATTCAAAAGTATTTTTATTACATATTTCGTTAAGTGTGAATTTTATGTTACGCTTTATTGAACTTGTTACTCTGTCCCAATTTTCTAAATCTCGTGTTGGTTCAACCCACGTTTGTAGTACAATGTAAATACTTTTTAATTTTATTGCGTCAACTGTGCCATAATAACATTTTGCGTTATTAAAAATTTTTAATTGGCTCGTTTTTCCTTTTTTCATAAAATCTCATTTTTTATATTTTTATTGGTTTTGATAAAAAAATAAGATACATATGTACAATAGTCAAAAATTTCATATTTATATATGAATGTTAATAATTAATGTAAAAGGTAAAAATGGTATTGAAAGGGCTTTAAAAGAATATAAAAATAAAGTCTATAGAACTAAATTGCACCAAGAAGTTAGGGATAGAAAAGAACACGTCAAGGACTCTGTAAACAGAAGAGAAAAAAAGAAAAGGGCGATTTATATAAATAAGAAGAAAAACGATTCATAATCATTATTCAGAACCTCGGTCCCTTGAGAACTTTTCAAGGGTGGTAAATCCTAATCCCGCACCTACAATATACATCATACCATCCCATACATATTTTTGTAGTGGTATATCCATAAATACATTTGCAATAAATGCGACACACATCATAAAAAACGCACAAATAGTAATAAACCTTTTTGATGATTTTTGTCCATCTACATCACCCAGCAAAGACGTAAAAAACTTTCTCATAACCCTTTTTCTAATTGCTTTAACTTGTAAAGGGAGTGTTTTGTAAGGGTGTTATTGTTTATTTCTTCGATTGTAGATTCGATTTTTTTGTTTAATTCTTCATCTACGGATTCATTTAAAGTTACCTTTAACTTATCTATAACTATAGATTTTGTATTTTCAATTTCGTTAATTAACTGTTCTTTATTTAAAGAAGAATAATATTTAATCTCATTAATTTCTGACTCACTTAAATTATTATATTCTTTCTCTAATGTTTTATTGGCGATTTTCAACATAGATGAAATAGGTATATTTAAAGAAGTTTTTTCTAAAATTGTATTGTTGGATAACAACGATTCTTTTATTTTATTTTTAGATAATAAAACGGATTCAAGATTTTTAACATTGGTTTTATTGTATAAAACGTTATCAATATCAACATATGTGTTATCCACATCTTCATTAATTTTACTATCAATCCATTTAGATAATTCGATAATATCTTCTTTACTTGACTCAAGATGATTACTGATAATTTCAAAAGTATTATTTATATAATCTTCTACTATTGACTCTTTTACGTCATTTTTATTAGATAATTCGTCATATAAATAATATATTTCACTGATATTTTTTTTGTCTAAAATATGTAGTTTAAACTCCTTTAAATTTTTTTTAAATGAGTCAGTACCATAGCTAGACTCAAACAAAAACTCTATTTTAGATTTAATTTTTCCAAATGGTGTCATGATATTCTTTTTAGATAAATATTACGTTATAAACAAATTACTCTTTAAGTAAAGAATTTAACTCATCTTCTATTTTTCCTAAAGACTGTCTTCCTTTGGATAAGTCTAGAATATTTTTACCTTTTATTAGGTCGTCCTCAACTAATAAATCTAAATCTCTATTTCTAATAAATCTTTCTACTGGTGGTTCTTCAGTAGTTTCTGTATCACCACCGGTATCACCACCGGTATCTCCACCTAAGTCTCCACCTAAGTCTCCACCTAAGTCCCCACCTAAGTCTCCACCTAAGTCTCCCATAGGTGGAGGTGCACCTCCCATATCACCTCCCATATCACCACCTTCTGTAGATGTTTCACCACCTTCTTCATTAGGTTTTTTACCGTATAGTTTGTCTATATTTGAGAACACTCCTGTGTTAAGTATAACTTCCGCAGTTTTTTCTAATTCAGCAGCAACCGCTTTTTCAATTCTTTGTTGTTGTAAATCTAATTTTATTTCCTCATCACTAAATCCAAGAATATGTTTTTTAGCCCAAGACGCGGAAACAGGTAATATACCATTTCCTGGGTCGGTTAACGCATCTCTATAAAGTTGTATTTTTTGTTGCCATTGTTCAATCTTTAATAGTTCAGCTTGTGCCGATGGGTTAGTTAACCCTAAAGTAAAGTTACTTAACTCATCTTCAAAACCTAAAAGATACAAATGAATAATAGCAATTTTATTCAATTCTTGTATCATAGATTTTTGTATTCTATTGATAGTTCTAGCAAACCTAATGTCTTGGAGAGATAAATTTTTTCCGTCACCAACAACCTCTTCAAAACCTAAAAAGGCTTTAGGAACTCTTAGAGAGGTTAAAAGTTTTTTCTGAATATATTCTATATCCGCAATTTCAGATAGATTTTGAGCACCAGGTAAGGTATCTATTGGGTTTGGCGCGTTAGGGTCTCTAACAGGTATAAAATAATCTTGGTCTACCGCCATTTGATTGTACCTTAAGTCTACGTTTCCATTTTGTGGGTCCGCAATTTGGTCTCTTTTAAATTTATTTGCAACACGATTTACGTAAGGTTCAACATCTTTATCATCCATGTTACCCACAAAAACCTTAAATACCCTTCTTTCAGGCGCTCTAGAAGTACGATATATTAACATCGCATCTTCTGATAGTATTAATTGTTTCCATATACGTCTACCTTTTTCTAACATAGATGTACCATACGGTAGTTTTCTATCATCACCTAATAATCTAAAGTGGGCAATTTCCCATGTATTAAACTCCATGTCTTTATTTTGCCATAAGAATTTTAATACATCATTTTCAGTTTCAGTTGTATTTCTTTCAGGTTTTATTTTCATACCCCTTTCTTGTCTCGTAATTTCGATATTAGGAAGTTGTTGTGCACCCATAACACCTTTTTCAGAATCAAGTTTTAGATATACGAAATTGTCACCATATTTACATGCATTACGTGTCCACATCGGTAAATTGGTGTTTATGTCTAATCTATTATTAAATAAATCGGCTAATACAGATTTTATTCTTTTACTTTCAGAATAAATTTGTAGGATATATCCATCCTCATCTGGTGTGGTTGACTCTTCTGAATATATGTCTAAAGCAGCTGAAATTTCAGGGGTATACTCCATACTTTCATAGTCATAAAATGACGCTAATCGTGTTGGTTCATAATAAACTGCTTGAGTATATAAGTTATTTTCTATCTTTTGCCATTGTTGACCTAAATATAGTGATTGTTGGGCTTGAAGTTTTTCTCTTTCATATTCCCTTTTATCTGTGGTCTTTAAAAGGTCTTTTTTATTAAATGTATATACTGGCGCTTGTTGGTCTAAAGTAGAGTCAGGACCAAAAACCCTTGTCAGTCTTTGCCAAATTGTAAAATTATTCTCAGCCATACTTTTTTAGATAAATATAAGACCAACGAAAATTAATTAAAGGTTATCTTCTCATACCTCCAAATAACCAACCGTAATCCTCATAATCTTTTTTAGTAAAACCATTAGGTCTTCTATGGTCTCTATAATTATTTGGCATAACAGGTATACCGGGGTTAAAGTCTTTCGAGGTATTTTTAACAGGACTTTCGTTAACCATCCAACTTTCCATCATGGCTTTAGTCTGCTCAGTAACCTTTTCTAATTGTGTAAATGAGTTTTCCCCCACATATATTGCCATTGCCATAGCCATGATAAGGTCGTCGTGTTGTCCTTTTATGTGGTCAGGTCTTCCATTTATATAAACAAAAGTATTTAATTCATTCATTAATCTTGATGAACGAACAATAAAGTTATGTCTTAAAGCTTCTTCGAATGCCGCAACAATTTGAACACGTTTTGAATTAAAATTTAATCCTGGTATTTTTTCTATCGCCTTAGGATTATATTTCCATTTATCCGCAGCGTTTATTCCGTCAACATATAAATCCTTATAATTCATTTCCTGAAGTTTACGAGAGGTAGAAACCCCCATACCCCCAGTGATATCAATCACAATAAATGCAGAATACATGGTCGCCCATTTAAACGCGATTTCAGCGGCAACATCAGGTGGTACCTTACCCAAGTACTCTAGTACCTGTTCTCTCTCATCAAAGTCTATAATACAGAATGTGGTAAAGTCCTCACTATCACCACGAGAAACATCAATACCCATAATATATTTGTGACCTACTACAGGTTCTTTCCATTGCCATAACGCACCTCCCATAAATTTGTTTTCAGGTTCACGAATAAAG